AACACATTTATAACAGGATTTCCGATATTACCATTTCCATGAAAGCCCTGGACCATCTGGATATGCCGGAACTAATCAATAACCGTTATCCGGTCTATATGGATAGAGGAGAAGATGAGGATTATGAGGTGATGAAAAAAGATTTGTTCCTGCCTTATGTGAATGGAGATATTACTGCTGCCAATGCAGCTGCTTTATCTGGAAAACTGTTACAAATGGCAAATGGTGCTGTGTATGCAGATAGTGGAGAAATGGTGACGATTCATGACAGAAAGCTGGATGCATTGGAGGATATGATTGAAGCGGCAAATGGGAATACGGTGATGGTTGCTTACTGGTATAAGCATGACTTGGAGAGAATTGAAGCAAGGCTTAAGAAGCTGGGAGTCATATTTGAGAGACTAAATTCTGATGAGAGTATCCGAAAGTGGAACAGAAGAGAACTCCCTGTGGCACTTATCCATCCGGCATCAGCCGGACATGGACTGAATCTGCAGAGTGGCGGTTCTACACTAATCTGGTTCGGGCTTACCTGGAGTTTGGAACTTTACCAGCAGACAGTTGCAAGACTCTGGAGACAGGGGCAGAAAGCTGAAACTGTGGTAGTGCAGCATATCATTACAGCTGGAACTATTGATGAGCAGGTGATGGATGCACTGGAGAGAAAAGATGTGACACAGGCTTCACTGATTGAAGCGGTGAGAGCAGAGGTGAAAAGATATGGCAAGTAAGAATCTGGGTAATACACCATATGAGAGACTGGCAAATGCCATTGTACTGCAGGGTGTGTGGGATTATCGTAAAGCATTGAAGAAGTTAAAGAAGAATCCAAAAGATGAAGAAGTAGTTAAAGCTATTTCCCAAATCGAAAAGTTCTTTCGTTCTGGGTGGTATCAGTTATTAACATCCATAGATGGAGAGTTTTTAATTAATAAGCTTCGAGAAGAGGTATCAGAGTCAAACTAAGAAAATCAGAGTCAATCCGAGGGAAATAAAAATTTCAATCGGAGGTGCGGTATGAACGCAAAAGAATATTTAAATCAGGCTTTTAGAGTAGATGAAAGAATCAACAGTAAACTGGATCAGATAGCTAGTCTTAGATGTCTGGCAACCAAGGCAACTTCATATATGAGCGATATGCCAGGAAGTCCAAATAGAAATATACACAAGATGGAAGATACAATCGTAAAGATTATGGATTTACAGGACGAAATGATGGAAGAAGTAGATGAACTGGTTCAGTTAAAAGAAGTAATTATGAGAACGATAAACAAGGTGGAGAATGTAGAACATAAAGTACTACTAGAAAAAAGATATCTTTGTTTTAAAAGCTGGGAAGATATAGCGATAGAAATGAATTACGGGCTTCGTTATATTCATATGCTTCATAGAAAAGCTTTGGCAGATGTGGAAAAAATTATTTCAAAATAGAATGTTTACACCTTTTTTCACTATTTTTCACTTAGAAAAGCTGTATAATGGTAATATAGAAATAGAATTCAGAAAGCCATTGTGGAGAAAATCTGCAGTGGTTTTTTTCATGCCCAAAAAGAAATGAGGTGGAACATATGCCAAGGAAACCAAAGCGTCCCTGTTCTTACCCTGGATGTCCAGAACTGACGGAAGGAAGATTCTGTGAAAAGCATGAAAAGCTTGCTAACCAGAATTATGAGAAGTATGAACGTAATAAGTCACATAAAAGAAAATATGGCAGAGCATGGAAGAGGATTCGAGACAAATATGTTTCACAGCATCCATTCTGTGAAATCTGTTATGCCAAAGGAGTGTTGGTAGAAACAGAAGAAGTTCATCATAAGAAACCATTGAGTGAAGGTGGAACCCATGACAGAGAGAACTTGATTGCACTTTGTAAGTCTTGTCATTCGAGGATCCATGCAGAGCGTGGAGACAGATTCCGTAAGAATCGTGAGTACACATACTAAAGGGTGCAGGACAGTGAAGGGTAGGGGCATAAAAATCTCTAGAACTTTTAACACAGGGGAACGACGCGGGGCTATCACGCACAAAAATGGGATTTCAAACAGGGTATATCAAAGAAATCAAACGTTTTCAAACGAATTCAAACGAGGAAGAAGGTGAGAAACATGGCGAAGGATGGTACACGAAGAGGTGGTGCCAGAGCTGGTGCTGGTCGAAAACCGAAAGCACTGGCAGACAAAATCAATGAAGGAGAATCAGCAAAGGTGATGGAATTCCCGGCGCCTGTTTCTCTTAAAGGGAATGCGATGCCTCCTGTAAAGGCATATCTGAAAGCAAAGCAGAAAGAGGGAAAAGACCTTTGTGCTGCAGAAGTTTATACAGAAACATGGGAATGGATCAAAGAGCGTGAGTGTGATCAACTAATAAATATCCAGTTGGTGGAACAGTATGCTCTGAGTGTTGCGAGGTGGGTGCAGTGTGAAGAATGTATTAGTGAGTTTGGGTTACTTGCCCAGCATCCAACTACAGGAAATGCAATCGCATCTCCATATGTGTCAATGGCACAGAATTATATGAAGCAGACCAATCAGATTTGGTTCCAGATTTACCAGGTGGTAAAAGAGAACTGTTCAGCAGAGTATGCGGGACCATCTCCACAGGATGATATGATGGAACGTCTGCTCAAATCAAGGAAAGGAAGCTAGGAGGTGGGAATGTGTCTTGGACAATTGATGAGAACTATAAGATTGTGATGACAAAAGGTGATACGCCAACATTTACCTTTGATGTGTTCCTTCCGGATGGAACTCCTTATGAATTTGAAGATGGTGATAGTGTGGTGTTTGCGGCAAAGAAAAACAAATATGACACAGAACCAGCATTTACGATAGAGGCAGATTTGGAAACAAAGACGATTACATTTTCTGAGGAGAATACAAAGGCCTTGGAGATTGGAAAGTATATCTGGGAATTGTCACTGAATAAGATTGACGGTTACAGATGTACCTTTGTTGCAAATAAGATATTGAATCTGACAGTGGAGGTGGCGTAATGGCAGAACAGGTAAATGGAACCGTGACAGGAAATCCAGATATCCAGGGACAATTAAGCGGTGCCCCTGCAGTCAGTAATTATGAAAAATTAGGGAATAAACCAAAGATCAATGGCGTGGAGCTCATTGGAGATATGAGTTTTGAAGAATTGGGGTTGCTGGATATTATTGTTGCACGAAGCGATTTGGAGAATCTGCAGAAAGATGTAGAGCAGGACATGACAGAACTGCAGAAAGCCGTGGGGCAGGATGTGTCTGAGTTACAAAAAGCGATGGAACTGGATATGACGGAACTGCAGAAAGCTGTGGGACAGGATATGACAGAACTACAGCAGACAGTAGAACAGGAATTAGAAGAGTTACAAAAAGCACTGGATAATCTGGTGGATGGAAATGAGGTGGCATACTAATGGGAAATGTGCTTATAAAAGAAGAGACCATGACAGCTATTGCAGAAGCCATTCGTGAAAAACATGGAAGTGAAGAGTTGTATAAGCCAGATGAAATGCCTGAAGCAATTAAAAATGTTCCATCTAGTGAAGGTGAAGGACCGGACATGAAGGATCCGATTCGCTTTTGGGGAGCTGATGGGATTTTATTATATAGTTATACAATGGAAGAAATGCATCAACTGACAGAACTGCCAAAGTTACCTCAATATCCTGGATTGATAAGCCAGGGATGGAACTGGACACTGGAAGGATTAAAGGAGCATAACAGAGAAGCAGAAGTCGGAGCTGTGTGTGTAACAGATGATGGTTCGACCCGAATATATATTGAATTATTTGAAGGGGCATTAAATCCTATTTTAGGATTTGCACAAACAAGTGCTCATAGTGTGAAAGTCGATTGGGGAGATGGAAGTGAACTTGAGACTTCTGGCATATCAGGGTCTTCTGCGTCTGTTGATATGAGTCATGAATATGCATCACCAGGGGAATATGTTATTCGTTTAATTCCTGATGATGGTGCAAAAATATATTTTATTGGAGTAGAGAAAGGAACGTATTTATTACGGAAAGTCACAGAGTATAACGATTCAAATTACCTTTATCGCAATGCGATAAAAAAGATAGAAATTGGAAAAGGAGTTGCCTTAGATAGATATGCTCTGTCCGCTACAATTTTACAAAGTATTGTAATTCCAGAAGATATATTAAGTGTTGGTTCAGGGAGTTTCAATAATTGCTATGGATTAAGACATATTATTTTCCCAAAGAAAACAGCAACAATCCCTTCAAGCGGTTGCCTAAACTGTTATACATTAAAAGTGGTATCTATCAGTGAAGAAGCTAAAAGAATTGATACAAGTTGTTTTGAATATTGTTATTCATTGGAACGAGTTACAGTTCCGGATGCTGTTTGGGTTATAGGTAATTATGCAATGCACAATTGTTATGGGATTGAAAAATTTGTAGTGCCGAAATCATTAGGTGGAGCAGCAATGTCAACTTTTGATAATTGTCAGGCTTTGAAAACAGTGATTTTCCCTGAGGAAATTGAAGAGATAAAAACAAAAGTATTTTCTAATTGTCGTAACTTGACAAAGGTAGTTCTTCCTCAAAAGTTGACGCTTTTGGACGGGAGTGCATTTTCTAATTGTATTTCGTTAAAGGAAATTGTGTTGCCGGAAACACTGAAAACAATAGGTGCATCAACTTTTGCATACTGTCATTCTTTGGCGAAAATGGTTATACCAGCGCAAGTTACTTCAATAGGGTCTGGAGCATTTTCTAATTGTACAGGGATTAGAAATTATTATTTATATCCGACAACACCGCCCACATTGGGAAGTACAAGTGTATTTTCTAATTTGCCTGAATATTGCAAAATCCATGTACCGAAAGGTTGCCTGGAAGCATATCAGACAGCGACGAACTGGAGTACTTATGCAGATTATATGGTAGAGATGGAGGAGTAAATGAGGAAACTGAAAAATTATAAGCCAACAAAGTTCATGGCGAAGGATTCTACATACAGCCAGGAACTGGCAGACTATGCAGTTTCCTTTATTGAGTGTCTGTGTCATACGAAAGGAACATGGGCAGGAAAGCCATTTGAACTGATTGACTGGCAGGAGCAGATTATCCGAGATGTGTTTGGGACGATTAAACCGAATGGTTATCGCCAGTTTAACACCGCATATGTAGAAATTCCTAAGAAAATGGGTAAATCAGAACTGGCAGCAGCGATTGCACTTCTTCTTACCTGTGGTGATGGAGAAGAAAGAGCAGAAGTTTATGGGTGTGCAGCTGACAGACAGCAGGCATCCATTGTGTTTGAAGTTGCAGCAGACATGGTAAGAATGTGTCCTGCATTAAATAAAAGAGTGAAGATTCTGGCTTCACAGAAGAGAATTATCTATCAGCCGACGAACAGCTTTTACCAGGTGTTGTCGGCTGAAGCTTATTCTAAACATGGATTCAATATCCACGGAGTAGTATTTGATGAGTTACACACACAGCCGAACAGAAAGTTATTCGATGTAATGACAAAAGGTTCCGGAGATGCCAGAACTCAGCCATTATACTTTCTGATCACAACAGCTGGAACGGATACGAACAGTATCTGCTATGAAAC